GGGAGATCTAAGTGGACAAAACAAAAATGGACAACGAAATCAGGCAAGCCAAGCAGCAAGACAGGCGAGCGGTGTCTTCCCAAGAAAGCAATCAAAGCACTGTCATCAAAGGAATATGCAGCGACCACCAGAGCAAAGAAAGAAGGGACTGCTGCCGGGAAAAAGAACGTGCCGCAGCCGAAAAGAATAGCTAAGAAAACAGCAAAGTATAGGAAAGCGTAATGGCAGTATCAGGTACATATGATTTTAATCTTGATATAGATCAAGTAATACAAGAAGCAACTGAGATGATCGGGGGAGAGCAAACCCTTGGTCACGAACCTGCATCTGCTAGACGTTCAATAAACCTTATGCTTAAAGACTGGCAGAACAGAGGAGTTCTTCTGTGGACTACAGAGACTACTGCTGTTACTGTAACTTCCAGTGTAGGTGCTTATAACCTCAGTAGCTCTACTATAGATGCTCTTGAGGTTGTTCTTAATAGGGATAGTACTGACATTCAGTTGGAACGTATCTCTCCTGAAGAATATCTAATAATCCCCAACAAGACCCAGACAGGCAGACCTTCTCAGTATTCTATACGCAGGGGACGGGATAACCCTGTTCTTTCTGTATGGCCTATTCCTGAGAACTCTACTGATGTAATGAAGATTGAACGTATCAGTGCATTGCAGGATGTAGATAAATCTGCTGGACAGAATGCAGACATGCCTACACGTTTTCTACCACCTCTTACTTGTGGTCTTGCTTACTACATGTCAATGAAACGTCCCGGTGTAGAAGCTGCTAGAATACAAATGTTAAAGACTAACTACGAAGAACTTCTTGCCAGAGCCTTCCAAGAAGATAGAGAACGAGCTACCATGAGGGTTGTGCCTAGATTGAGGTATGTCTAATGGCAAGTAATAAGAACGCAATAGCCATGTGTGATACATGTGGCTTTGTCTACCCTCATCGGGTAATGCGTTTTAATAGTTATGGTATGTTAGTATGTCCTACAGACTTTGAAGGACAGTTTGATCTAAAGAACCATCCACAAAATAAAATTCCTGATGTCAGAGACAACCCTGCTATACGTGATCCACGCCCTGATAATGGCGGTAGGAACCTTACGTGGGCGGAAGCTACGACTAACTGGGAAGACACAGACAAGTATTGGAACCTAATATGACAGACTTAACCGGAAAAACAATTGCTAATACTTATAAGCAACTACTAAGAGTTGGTGTAAGTACCAATACTGGTGTTAGTGCTGGCCTTGCTACTATTGAAAGTGGTGACGGCACAGACAGTTCTTTTCAATTAGCAACTAACTCTGCTAAATTTACTGGTACACTTGTTGTAGATGGTGCTACTTCTATTTCTGATAATTTACACGTAGATGAAAAAGTATGTGCTTCTGCATTCTATGGTGATGGTTCTAATATTACTGGTGTTACTGCAACTATTGCAGGAAACATCTCAGTCAGTAATGCCACAGTAGGTGGTAATTTATATGTAAGTGGTACGGCTACAATAGTAGGTGCAACACATCTACAGGCTGCTCTCTCAGTTGGTGGTGCAGCACAGTTTGGTTCTACGGTTACAGTATCAGGTGCAGCACAACTACAGAGTACAGTAACAGCCGTAGGAGCAGCTACCTTTAAGTCTACAGTTACAGTAGAGAATGTAGCAGCCCTGAAGAATAATGTAACAGTTGGTGGTACATTTAATGTAGCAGGTGCTTCTGGCTTTACATCCAAGGCAACCTTTAGCAATGACGTATCAGTAAGCGGTAGACTTGATGTAGCAACATCAGCCTGTATTGGTGGTGTTCTTGATGTTGAGGGTGTAGCTAACTTTGCAACTAATGTAAGTGTAAGTGGTAATGTAAATGTTGTTGGAGATGTAACTGCTGCCTTTTTCTACGGTGATGGTCGTAATCTTATAAACGTAGAAGCACAGTTAGGTGTTGCAGAGAATATCTCTGTCTCTGGTTTTGTAAATATAGGAGGCAATCTTTCTGTTAGTGGTACATCCAATGTAATTGGTGCTGCTAGTTTCCAAGCTACTGTTACAGCAGTTGGTGCAGCTACATTTAAAGATGATGTATCAGTAAGCGGTAACACTAGACTATTAGGCACAGTAACAGTTGGTGGAGCAGTATCTCTTGCTTCTACACTAAGTGTTAATGGTGCGTCTAACTTTGCATCTACAGTAACAGTAGTAGGAGCAGGAACATTTAAGAGTGATGTAAGTGTAAGCGGTAATACTAGACTATTGGGTACAGTAACAGTAGGTGGTGCAGTCTCTTTAGCTTCTACTCTTAGTGTAGGTGGAGTTGCTAACTTTGGTAATACTGTGACAATTGTAGGTGCAGTAAGCCTAGCTTCTACTCTCAGTGTTGGTGGCGCTGCTAACTTTGCATCAACGGTAACAATTGCAGGTGGAAACTTGCAAGCTGTAAATGCTAAAGTATGTGCATCTGCTTATTTCGGAGATGGCTCTAATCTTACAGGTATAGACGTTACTGGTAATATATCAGTGAGTAATGTTATAGTTGGAGGTACTCTAAAAGTAAGTGCTGCCACAAGTCTTGAAAGTACTCTTCGTGTCACAGGTACAACAAGTATTACAGGTAACTCAGGATTCTTAGGAACTGTTAGAGTAAGTGGAGCTACAAGTCTTGAAGCTGCTTTAAATGTTACAGGTGCAGCTTTATTCTCTTCTACAGTAACAGTAGTAGGGGCTGGAACATTTAAAAGCAATATATCAGTAAGTGGTACTACGAAACTTCTAGGTACAGTTACCGCTACAGGTAACACAGGGTTCTTAGGAACTGTAAGAGTTAGTGGAGCAACAAGTCTTGAAGCTGGACTAGTTGTAGGTGGTAAAGCAGAATTTAACGATGACGTTTGTGTATCAGGTAATAGCCAATTAGTAGGCACTCTTAAAGTTACAGGAGCTACTACTGTTACAGGTAATACAGGCTTCTTAGGTACAGTCAGAGTAAGCGGAGCAACAAGTCTTGAGGGTGCCTTAAATGTTACAGGTGCAGCCTTATTTTCTTCTACGGTTACAATAGCGGGTACTGCTATCTTTGAAGGGGATGTGTCTATAAGTGGAGCGGTTAATATAGCTGGCAACACTTCTGTAGGTGGTACATTCTTAGCTACAGGTAAGGCTGAGTTTGAAGATGATGTCTCAGTCTCTGGTGCTTTGATAGTAGGTGGAGCTACACAACTTAATTCTACAGTTACGGTAGCGGGTACTGCTATCTTTGAAGGAGCAGTATCAGTAAGTGGTGCAGTTAATATAGCTGGTGATACTTCTGTAGGAGGAACCTTTGTAGCTACAGGTGTAGCAACATTTGCTGCAACACCTGTATTCCCTGATGGTTCCATTGCGATTGCTGATCTTGATATTGATGGTGGTACGGACATTGGTGCTGCAATTGTTGATGCAGATTTGTTTATTGTTGATGATGGTGCAGGTGGTACAAACAGAAAGACTGCGGCCTCTAGGCTAAAAACTTATATTGGTGGTGGCGGCAAACTTGTTCAATACAAGCTCGTTGCAATGTCCGGCTCGGCATCATCGGCGGCGACCGGAACATCAGCCCCGGAAATTGGTTCAACAACTTTCACACCAACAAGCGACAGCAACTCTTTGATTTTACTGGTGACTGGTGGCGCTACATACGGCGCAGCCGAAAATGGGGAAAGCCAGTTTTATATTACGTACACGCCGAACGGGGGGTCGGAGGCGAATTTATTTTCGTCATCACGTCTCGGCGACGAACAGACAGCCTCCCGTCCAAAATTAGGTATTGCCGGAATGGTTGCGAAAACATCCCCCGGCGCTGCCGAACAAACAGTCAAAATAAGAGCTAACGGCATGGATGTTCACGGCAATACCGTTTCGGTCAACTGGACCTTGCAACTTTTAATTGTGGAGATAGCCGCATGACAATAACAAACGGAGAAGCACTTGGAGCATTACGGCCCAACGAATCGTGGGGCTGGCCCGGCGATACGTCCGTTTATTCAAAACTTAATCCCCT